TAACCAATTCAGGATATTAGAATATGCCGAAAACAGAACAATTAGTAAAAACAGTAACTATAGATGATAACGGTGAACGACAAATAATTTGGGAAACCCATATGGTTGAAGAAAATACTATACGAGTACTAGAGACTCCACTGGGAATCATAACATTACCTTTGGGAAAAGTAACTGTAAATGGTACAAAAGGCAAGCCTAAACATAAATTATACAATGGGGATATAATTAAAACTGGATCTAAATCAAGAGTGGAAATTAAATTACCAAGTGGTGGAGAAGTTGGAGAAAGATGGAAAGTTAGAATAGGAGAAAATTCCGAGTTTGGAATCACTACAAATAATTTAAGAACGGCGGCAAAAAGTTTCGGAATCCAACAAAAGCATGGAAATTTATATGATACATTCGCTAGTGGGGTAGCTGGAGTCTTTAGTAAAGGCCCAACAGGTAAAGTACGAACACCAACCGCCGTAGCAGCTATTAGAGGTTAATTATGGCAAAAACACCATTAGGTAAACAATTAGAAAAGTATTTACAATCAAAGCTAAATGGAATATATGCGGTAGAGGCAAAAATTTCTGTTGGGGAATATGAAGGTACTCTCACCAGGGAAGATATTGAGAAGTTAAGAAAAGACTTGAATAATAAAACTGAAGATTTAGAAGAGATAGAAAAAAGGCTAGACTCTAATGAAAAGATTATAAAGGGATTAGATACTACTATTAAAACTCAAGAGGGGTTAGCACTTGCACCAATTATAACACCAACTGGCCCAGCCCTTTCACCGGGAGTGGCACTTATAGTAAGAGAAAAATCTAAAGAACAGGCGGATGATCTTAAAGAAGTAGTTAAAGAACAAGGTAAGAGTGCAATCAAGCAGGCATTAGACGGATTAAAAAGTGCCAGAGAAACTTTAAATAACATAGGTAAAAAATAAGTTACAAACTAGGAGATAATAAAATGAAGTTAGAAGGACTTAAAAAATATATAGCTAAAACTGTACGAGAAGAAGTACAAAAAGAAATAAATAAAATATTTATTACTGAAGGTAAATCTATTAAAACCAAAACAAAACCAAAGGTAGTTTCAACACCTAAAGTTACTGAAGAACCTGTAGTTTATTCTAAAGATAAAACTCTTAATAAAATTTTAAATGAGACAGCCGGATTTAAAGGAGCACCAAAAGAAGGTTTTGAAGATTATCCTACTCTAAGCGGAGAAACTTTTGATTCATCAAGAACAGCAGAATTATTAGGATATGGTGATATTCGTGGTGCAGGAAGTGATGAACAAAGGAGAGAAATAGGAGCGGTTCAGACTATCAAAAGTGTACCAGGAGTTAGAGTGGAAGATGTACCTCAAGCAACACAAGATGCATTAACACGAGATTATAGTTCTTTAATAAAAGCAATGGATAAGAAAAATAAATAAAATGGGGAGTTCAAGAGAAAAAGACCAAGATCCAGATACCTTTATAGGTTTAGCATTTCCATTGGGATTTGCTAATGATGGTATTTTTAGAAAAACTAAAACTACCTTGGAACAAGCTAAACATAATTTAAAAAATCTTTTATTAACTATGAAAGGTGAGAGATTGGCTCATCCAGAATTTGGATGCGATATACATACGTTGATATTTGAAAACATAGGTACAGATATACCTGATAGAGTTGAAGAAATGATTAAAGAGGCGGTTGATATTTGGCTACCATATATATCCGTTAATGAAACGGTTATTGAACAAATTGATAATAGATTGAATGTTGATGTAAATTTTAGTTTAAAAAATGATTTAACAAGTGGTGAAGAAGTTTCTTTAACCTACGAGACAGGAGAGTAAAATGGCTGAATTTGATAAACAGGTAAAATATTTAGGAAAGGACTTTGGAAGCTTAAGAAATAATTTAGTTGAATTTGCAAAAACATACTACCCTACAGTTTATAATGATTTTAATGAAACCTCACCTGCTATGATGATGGTGGAAATGGCAGCATATGTGGGAGATGTATTAAATTATTATATTGATGATACTTTTAAAGAAAGTTTATTACCATTTGCACAAGAAAAAAATACGATTTATAATATAGCACAATCGTTAGGATACAAACCAAGATTTATTACACCGGCAATAGTAGAATTAACTTTAACACATACGGCACCTGCCAGTACAGACGATAATTTAGAACCAGATTGGGATTATGCACTTAATATTAGATATAATTCTCGTGTTTCAAGTGATACTACTGGAGTGGATTATAGATTATTGGAAGATTGTAATTTTAAAGTAAATAGTTCTTCGAGTCCAAGAACGTTTGAAGTATCAGCAACTGATAGTACTGGAACTCCAACCCGATATAAAATAACAAAACGAGTTAAGGCAATTAGTGGAGAGGTTACTTCGGAAACATTCCCATTTGGTGCAGCTACAAAGTATGATAGTATTTTATTAGGTAAAACTGATATCACAGAAGTAATTTCAATAACAGATAGTGACGGAAATACTTGGTATGAAGTTCCATTCTTAGCACAAGATACTGTATTGAGTGATTTTGAGAATAATATAGATAATGATAAAAATTTAGTACAATTTGCAGGTACATCTCCATATGTTTTAAAATTATTAAAAACTTCTAAACGATATGTAACATTTCGTAGACCCGATAAAAAAACAGAATTAAGATTTGGTGCAGGAATATTGGTTGCACCCGACGAAGAAATAGTACCAAACCCAACTTCAGTAGGTAGTAATATATCAGGGTCACCAACTAAATTGGGAGTTACTTTTGACCCATTGAATTTTACTAACACGAGAGCATATGGAGAAGCACCTACCAATACTGTATTGACAGTCACATATGCACATGGTGGTGGTGTAGGACATAATGCTAAAGTAAGAGATTTAAATGCGTGGTCTAATTTGGTCTACGCGGCAGTAGATTCTACATTAACTACATCAGAAGTTACTACTGCTAAAAATTCATTAACCGTGACCAATCCGAGCCAGGCTACTGGAGGACAGAGTGAAGAATCAGTTGAAGAAATTAGAAATAATGCATTGGCATTCTTTCAGGCACAAAGTAGGTCAGTAACAAAAGAAGATTATGTGATTAGAGCATATACACTTCCACCTAAATATGGTTCTATTGCTAAAGCATATGTGGTACAAAATGATTTATTAGATGTGGGTGATACTACGGAATCTAATCCGTTGGCATTAAATATGTATGTTCTTGGATACACGGCTTCGAATAAATTAACTCTTTGTAATAATTTGGTTAAACAAAATTTAGCCAGATATCTTGGAGAAACAAGAATTTTGACTGACGCTATTAATATTAAAGATGCATATATTATTAATATAGGAATAAAATATACTATATTGGTTAATAGGAATTTTAATAAATCTGAAGTATTATTACGGGCAACAAAGGCTATACAAGACCATTTTAGAATTGAGAAATGGCAAATCAATCAACCGATAGTAACAACCGATATAGCAAATCTTATAAGTGATGTAGACGGGGTTGCCGGAGTTGTACCACCAAAGACAGACAACCCATTTAATCTACCAGTTGTTATAGAAAACAAATGGAATACTGCTAAAGGATACAATGAAGTATTATATGACTTTACTGATCCCACGGTAGTTAAAAATGGAGTAATATATCCAGCTAGAGATCCATCAATATTTGAAATTAGATTTCCAAATGTAGATATTGAGGGTAAAATAGTTGGTGATGTATATTAGGAGATAATTAAATGCATTATTTTATATACGCAGATGCAGACGCTACACTTTATGAGGGTAGTGCAACACAAAGTAGAAATACTGGATTAGATGAAATATTAGAAGTTCGTAAAGATATGAATGATAGCGCTACCGTTATCAATGTATCTCGAGCTTTAATTAAATTTGATTTAACAGAAATTTCAAATTTTATTTCGGATGGTTTAATTCCAAGTAATGATAAATCTGAACCAAGTGCTTCATATTTTTTAAATCTTTATGATGCTGGTTCTACTGGATTGACCTCAACTTCACAACTTTTATATGCACACATTGTTTCACAATCTTGGACAGCCGGTGAAGGTACATTTCACGATGACCCAGAAACTACTGATGGTGTTAGTTGGAGATATAGAGTTGGACAGAATGATGGCACTCAATGGATAAGTGGTAGTAATGATGTAGGTGGAACTTGGTATGGAGATTTTGATACCACTGGTAGTGTTAATTGGGATTTATTAGGAGAATATCCTTCAACTCACATGACTGCAAGTGCTGGAAAGTTAGGACGTTTGAGATATGCTTCTCAATCTTTTGATTATGGTAGTACAGATATGAGAATGGATGTTACTGAACCTATTAGTATATTACTTGATTCGAGTTCAGCTTATCCAAATGAGGGGTTTATTATAAAGAGAAGTGGTAGTGTGGGTAATGAAGATTCAAATTGTCCCGAAGGAGATTCATCTGAATATGGACAATTTAAATTCTTTTCAAGAGATACGAATACAATTTATCAACCAAAGTTAGAAGTAGTTTGGAAAGATTTTGTATATTCGACCGGTTCTACAGCTTTAACTTTAATGAGTGGTTCTCAATTAGACGATATAGTTTTTTATATGAAAGGTATGAGAGATTCATATAAAGAAAATTCAAAAATAAAATTTAGATTAGCGGGTAGGCAAAGATATCCTGCAAAAACTTATGAAACTACACCACGTGCATTACAAGTAACTACATTTCCAAGTGGAACTCTATTTTATTCTGTTAAGGATGCACTAACCGAAGAAACTATAATACCTTTTGATCAATATACTGCAGTGAGTTGTGATTCATCTGGACATTACTTTAATCTTTGGATGAATGGATTACAGGCAGAAAGGTATTACAAAGTGTTATACAGATTTGTAAGTGGTAGTGGGACTATAGGAGAAATTAATGATATTCATGATAATGACTTTACATTCAAGGTTGAGAAATAATGCCATATAAACAAAGTGAATTACCTAATGTTCCTTTATATAGTTCATTAAAACAAAAACAATTTTCTGATAATTTTGATAAAATGATGACGTATGTTGATAACTATATAGAAGAAACTAGCCAACAAGATACAAAGTATCCCACGATAGAAAATGATTCAGGACAATTATTATTTTTTGGTTCTGGAAGTGGAGAAAATTTTGATACAAATTGGCAAAAGGTTGTAGTTCCAAACACTATACCAGATATAGATGAAGATTTAATACCATTACATATTAATACAGACTTCGAAAACTTCTAATGTCAAGTATTTTATTACAAGAAGATCTTCAAAATTTATCTCAAGGTAAAGTCACATCGGGTGGAACTAACACTACTGGATTTGGTACTTCTGTTACAGATTTACTTATAGTAGGTGGCCAACCGATTTTAAATGATTTTGCAATAATTAAAGTTATAGATTCTGGTGGTACAGAGATTTTATTATCACAAACATTTAAATCTACTGCATTTGATTTAGATTCAGACGGTAAAGTTATCTTTAATATTGGTAATCATTTAAGAACACTTGGATTCGATCAAGGAACTTATAATGTACAATATGAATTTTTAAGAAGAAAAAGTGGATTACCAGGTGCTCGTTCAATTGATCTAAGCGGTGAATTTTATTCTGGCCCCACTACAACTACAGAAGATGGTAATATATATAAGGATGTGTTAGATGAGACCACCATATTGGGTTCGGTTGATGCAGGATTAGAAATTAATAATATCTCAACGTTACGAGATGAAGTTATTATATCACCCAATGTAGATATTACTAATGAAAAGTATTTAGAAGAAACAGATTTATTATTTAATCCAACTTATACATATTATTTAAGAACTCAAAGCCCAAACTCACTTAAGATAGACGATATAGACCTAATAACAGAACAAAATTTTGGTACATCTGGAATAGGAGTAAGGTCTGGACAAATAGCACACGGCGATAATTCTATAGAGTTTGGTACGGCTTCCCCCACCAACGTAGTTACACGAGAACAATTTGATAAATTTTATGTTGAAGGAACTACCAATGTTATATTACGAGATATGTTTGTTACCACCGTTGAACAAGTACCAAAGACAGAAATTGTAACGAAAACTGAAGTAGAGGCAAGACCACTCATACCACCCGTGGGATCTCAAACAGGAACAATTAGTGATTTGGCACAATGGATATATGATGGAGCTGCAGATTCTTGGCTTCCTAATCTTGGTGTATTACAACAAGATGCATCAGGGGAGTTTTTAAGTAATGTGTTGATTGTTGGAATGTCTTTAAAACAGGCAATTCAACAGAACCATATAACTCCTATCATTGATATGTGGGAAGAATTGCAGCACGAAGCAAGGGATCATGATAACTCCGTAGAGGTAGAATATCATAATAGGGCTCAAGAGTGGTGGATTAAAAATAGAGACGTATTAAGAAAATTTAAAGATATTAATGGTCTGACTATGAATTGGGATGATTATGGTATCTTAGCAAGTGCCGCTAGTACTATAACAGAAACCCAGATTGGGAATTATATTAGTGATTGGGGTGCTTTAGATGGTACTGTAAATGATTTAGCAGGTTATTTTTATATGACGGATGATTATAATTTAGGAGATTTACAAGCAAGACAAGACACAGTAACAACTTTTGAAGAAGTAAAAAGATACGCTGATTATACAGGAAAAATTTCAAGTGTTAGTTATGACGGAGAGTTTCTTAATAGAATAGTATTAGAAGAAACACCAAAAGACTACGCTAAAAGAAATGGTTTATTTTTATTCGAAGCACCAACCAGTGATACAGTTTATATAGATAGACCAATGTTTTTTATAACAAATAAATCTACTGTGAGTAATCTTAGAACATATATGTATTTTAGGGATGGTTATAGAAGTTTAATAGTTAATAATAAAAATGGCGGACACGCAGGAATTTTAAAATTATATCAACCGTTACCAGAACGATATAATATAGGAAGTACTTGTCAAATAGTAGAAGAAGTAATACCTAATAAGAGTTTTGGTGTAGAGTTAATTCCTTGGATAGAGACTCCATTACCCTCAACTATATTATTGCCCCCTACTTCGGATGGAGTATCAGAACAAATACAGCCAGTCACAACTGAATATAAAAATTGGTCAGAATTATCTTTTCAAAGTAGTTCTCTTTATAGGGATATTATAAATAAAGTAATTAGTGGTAGTATAAATGAAACAGAATTAAATGTTGATTATTCGGAGTATGATAATTTTGTACATTTTAGTTCAGCTGAAAAAAGATTATCAAATTTTAAATATAAGTTAGAAAAACTTGAAGGATACGAACAAGAAAGTTCTTCTATTAGTGGATTATATACAGGCTCGGGAGCATTAGGAAATGATCCTAACACGGTAGTGACTGGTTCTCAACAAAAATTAGATTCATTAGAATTACAAATAGATGAATTAAAGAATAATTTTGATGGGTATGAGAAATATCTTTATTATGAAAGTGCTTCTTTTACCACAAGTAGTTTTGGAATGCATTTTGATGCTACTTGGCCCAAACAGAATACTTCAAAACCATATGTTCTATATCATTCAACACAATCTGTAGCAGATACTTGGTATGAAAATCAAAAAGTAAGTGCATCAAATTATGATTATTATAATAGAGATTATTTAATTTATCATATGCCTGAACATATATCACGAGATAGTGAAAATGAAGTATTTTTAAGATTAGTAAAAATGTTAGGACAACATTTTGATAACATTAAAAATTATATTGATGAATTACCCTCAATTTATGATAGAGAAGAATCATTAACTAAAGGATTACCTAAACAGTTAGCTTCTACGATAGCTAAATCTCTTGGTTGGCAATTATATGATGGTTATGATTTAGTACAATTAGATGAATATACAACTGGTAAATTAGTTGCTCAAGATAATACTATAACATCCTCTTCATCAGTACCATTGGGAGATGTTAGTAAGGAAGTATGGAAACGAATATTAACAAATATGCCATTGTTTTTAAAGGCTAAAGGAACGTTAAAGGCATTAAAAGGATTGATAACTTGTTATGGTATTCCATCTACAATATTACGAGTAAGAGAATATGGTGGCCCAACTAAAAATGAAGTTAATCCCAACTATGAAGCAGTTCGTAGATTTTCAAAGGCGTTAGATTTTAAAACATCGCAATATGTTCATACAAAGTGGAAGGATTCTACCGATACTGGTATGAAACCCAAAACGGTTGAGTTTAGATTTAAGGCAGTATCAAGTTCTAATATGCAGTTGGTTCATATGGATAGAGGCTCCCGTGAAGCTGGATGGGGAATACATTTAAAAGATAATGGTTCAGTAGATAATATGGCCTCCATAGTATTTTCACTTAGTGGCTCTCAGGCATCTGGTGCACCAGCTGAAGAAATTAAAGAAGTTACAAGTTCTGCACTACCATTTTTTAATGGTGATTATTGGTCGGTGATGTTACGGAAAGAATTGGTTAATGATGAGATATTCTCTACAAGAATACATTCTGGTTCTGTAGGAATGGTAACAGGTTCATACAATTTTGAAACAGGAAGTTTACAAACACCATTTGAATCGGTAGGAGATGGTGGAACATTAGAAGTTGTTTCACAAAGTTCTTATATTTTTGATGGTCTTTATAGTTTAGGATTTAAAAATACAAAGTCAAGTGGAGAGGCATACACTTATCCATTTACAAATAATGATGATGGTACTAATGTAAGTACTTATGGAGATGCAAGAGTAGCATCCGCATCATTTGCCGAGGAATTTGATTTTAGTGTTTATGCACGGTCTAAAACTGGTGGTGCTAATATGCAAATGTGGATTATGGAGTTGGGTGAAAAAGGAAATATATTAGAAGAAAGTTATACATATTATCCATCTCAAAAGAAAAATTGGGGATATGGAGCATTACATCCAGCATCATATGGAATAGGAACTAAGTGGGAAAAATATACCGTTAGGGCAAAAATATCACACCCACAAACAAAATTTATTGGTGTGAGATTAGATAATGAAACAAACGGACAAACAATATATTTCGATAAAGGAGAGTTAAGACAAATAGGAACTGGAGCATTAAAGTTTGATTTGATTGCTAAACAATTTGATGCGGGTAGAGATGTTATTCAATACCAAACTCGTGAATCACTTATTATTGATGGTTTATCAAACGCAGCATCTGCATCTTATTCTGGTAGTTGGGAACAAGATGGAGATTTATATGTTGGTGGCGGAGGCGTTTCTCACGGAGGATTTGTATCAGGCTCAGTACATGAAGTGCCGAGTGATAATATGCGATTGAGTGGCTCAATGATGGAATTTAGATTGTGGAGTACTCCATTAGATGAACAACATTTTGATACACACGTGGAAACACCACAATCTTTTGTAGGAAACAATTTTACAGGTTCAATGAACGAGTTAGTACAACGATTATCTTTTAATGAAGATACAAATCATGGAACGGGAGCAGATAGTGAGAAGTCTATTAGGAATACGGCAGCAAATTCTAATTATCCATATACGGGGTCTGCAAAAGGTTTTGCAAGTGAGAACAATTATTCAAATGTAGTAGATAGATTGAAAATGCCATTACCAACAATTGGTGGAATAAGACGAAGTGCAAATAAAGCAAGGATTTCACCTCGACAATTAAAAGATGAGTTTAAAGGTAGTTTGAATTTATCAACAAAATACAGAGTTGAGAAAAGTGTAGGTTCAATAGAGACAAAAGATTCAGAAAGATTAGGAATATATTTCTCTCCAGTTGATGTTATTAATGAAGATATTATTTTTACTTTATCAGATTTAGATTTAGAAGATAAATTAGGTGACCCAAGAGATAATGCAAGAGAAACCTATGATAAGTATGGTGGATTGAAACAAACTGCAGATAAGTATTGGAGAAAATATAACGGAAGTAATAATTTTTGGGATTATTTGAGATTAATAAATTATTTCGACCATAGTGTTTTCAGTCAAGTTAAGAAATTGATACCTGCTAGAGCTAAAGCAACCGTAGGTGTATTGATTGAAAATAATATATTAGAACGTAATAAAATTGCACGAGAAAAAACTTTTAGAGAATATCCAGTATTTGAAGATACATTAACTAAATTGAGAAATAGTGGTAGTGATGTATTTGAATTACATGGGGAAAATCCCGTAATAGAGAATGAAATAGAATATATGGGAATATTGAGTGGTGATAATTTAGCCGAATTAAAATATTATGAGGATTATATAGAGAGAAAGGCAAGTCATTTTGGTTCAATAATGAGTTTTGGACATATGACAAGAGGTTATGGAAGTGATTTTTCAGGAAGTTATGTGAGTCAAGGTGGTGTTAGTTCAATATTTACTGAAAGTATTGCTATGATTGACGAACAGAGAACATCTAAATTTAATAAAAAGAAAGTATTTACTTATAGTACTAAAGAACATTTTTTACAAGGAAGTGCAAGTGGAGTATCGTTTAATTCATCAAGTTATGAAAATCAGGCGGATGATGTTTTAGCATTAGAACGATTACAATTTGTAGGATGTAGAAATACTAAAGAAACTGCACTACCTTCTAAGGATTTAAGTGGTCAAATTGTCTATGATGCAGTTACTATGGTATTAACCAATCCATATGTTGCCACTACTTTTGATTCGGCAAATGTTAAATTAACAACTGAATTAGATACTGGAGCAGATACATTGGATATTGCAAAAGATGACTAACTTAATTAAAAACTTAATATTTATACTTGAAGGATTAACTTTTAATAAACGGTTTCACGTAGACAATTCAAGTATTTCTATGGAAATAAACAGTAAAATCAGGAATTAATATATGGGATATTTAAACAAAACAACACAAGTATTAGATGCTATTCTAACAACAAAAGGTCGTGAGTTGTTAGCTAAGGGTGATGGTAGCTTCAATATAACAAAATTCGCATTAGGTGATGATGAAATAGATTATACCTTATGGAATCCAGGACACCCATCTGGTTCAGATTATTATGGGGCAGTATTGGAAAATATGCCAATTTTGGAGGCTGTAACTAACGAAGCGTCAGTTATGAAGTTTAAAATTCTTGCAGATACTACACATTTACAAGGTTCACCAGACCCAACTCAAATGGCATATTTGAGTGGTATAGAAGACCAAGTAAATAATGGTATTTCATTATCATTTAACCAAACAGGTAATGATGGTAGAGGAACAAGAACAGCAGTTACTATAAATCCAACAACTGAAAATTTAAAACAGGCGGAAACGTATTCTTATACTTTATTGAATACCAATGTAGCATTTTTATATCTTAATGGAGACGAAACGGATTCAGGTGGATTTAATAGTGAGTCAAGAACAAAATTTAGAAGTTCTCAAACTATTACTACCAGGGAAAAGGGAGATACTATTAATATTAAGTGTAAGGCAATTAGTTCCACGATTTCACCCGCTAAAACTACATTGATAGTTAGAGGTAGAACAAGTGGTGCAACAGCCAGTATAACTGTAACAGTAACGTCAGCGAGTTAATAATATATGAGTTTTTTAGATAAATCCCAAGCAATATTTGTAGACGCCGTATTAACTGATAGAGGTAGACAACTTTTATCTAAAGGTGACAATTTAAATATAGTTAAATTTGCACTATCTGATGATGGAGTGGATTATTCTATGTTTAATGTTACTGATACACGGGGTCCTGATTATTTTGATTCTTCTATTTTAGGAATGCCTGTATTAGAGGCATTTACAAGAACAGCGGCAGCTACAGAAGATGGAACAAGTTCTACTATGAAAACACTTTTAACAAGTGAAATAAATCAGAGTAGATTTGAGCAAGAAATTACTGGATTGCCCGATGTATTAAATTTAGAAGGTGCATTATCAAATATAGTTCTTTCACCCGAAACATTAAATTTAGGTGGAAATGAAAACTATACAATAACTTTGAGTGATGATTCTTTTGTTGATATATTTGTTGAAGGAGATACGATAGCATCACCGTATGTACGATCCGAGAAAAGGCCTACTTAGGAGGACAATAATAAAATGCCATTATCAGTAAAACAAGGAAGAAAAATAGGAATATTTCTTAAACCCAATGTTCCAACAGATAAAAATTCTTTTGTTGAAAGAGAAGTATATGTAACTTTACAAGGTTCAAAAACTGGTAAAGAAACAAAAGTTAAATTAAAAATTAAGGCGGGTAGGAGACACGCACCAATACAGAGTAATAGTGGGGCGGTTACATTAAGTGAAAGTGGACAAATTGTAGAAACCTTTAACCCAAATCAAGTACCAGAGGAACTTATAGAAATAATAAAAGAAGAAAAAATTATAGAAAAACTTGACTTAATAGAAGAAGAAAAAATACTGGATATTCCAGATATAATGGATGAAGTGGAGCCACCCCTACCTTCCAACATAAAGGAAATAAGGGATATGATAGATACAGACGCATTAAAGAAGTTAGCTGGATCGGGTGGAATATCGAATTTAGCTAATTTAGGTAATTTGGGTAATTTAGGCAACCTAAACCTCGGACTAGGTAAGGATCCTGCACCAAAGAAAAAGAAAAAGGCATCCCCATCGGTAGCAACTGCAGCCACAACATCCGCATTAGCCGCAGCCGCCGCCGCAGCAGCAGCGAAAAAGAAAGCAGCAGCACTTATGGCAAAATTATCAAGTAAAGGAATTGGTAAAACGACCGGGCCCAGAAACCCATTAGAGAGATAGTAAATATTGAGTAGGGTAATGACAAAAAAATTAAATTATTATAACAGGAGTTAAAAATGGCAGTATTTGTTGAATTCGACGGCCAAAGTGATGTACAAGAAACAACATCAACGGTATCTACTGGAATGTGGTCTGGTGGAGCAATTAAATTAGATGCTACATCCACAACAGCAGGGATGTTTACATCATCCTTACAAAGTGGAAGCAGTGGTGAATATTATTTAGATATTCACAACGAAGTAACATCTTCAACTACATCAGAGGTACAATTTAGTATTGCTTACGGACACTTCGCAGGAAGTGGTTCAAAGAATGCTCAATCAGGTAATAATCCAAGTCAGGCAATTTATAGACAATTTAAGAATCTGATACTTCCCCCATCCCAAACATATTTTAAAATTGGGGCAACGGGAGCAGAATCAAGTTCTACTGATGGATATTTTCTTAGTGTGGCAAGAGCCCGAATGAGAGAGAAAATGGATCCAGGTAACTGGCAAATAGATTTACGAACGCCAGCTGGTGCTGAAGGATTAAGCCTAATTGATGATAGTGATGCAACTACAAACCCTGAAACTGGAAAGGCATCTACATATTTTAATGTAGTGTCTGGTTCAATTCAAGGTGGAGCATCCGCATACCGATATAGTACTGGAACTACTAAGAAATATTATGGTAGATTCTATCCATATTTAGGTGTGATTTATCTTGATAGAAAACTCTTAGATGATGCACCAGCAGAAGCCGCAGGCACGGTAAGTGGTGTAAGTTTAGGAACTGCATATTCAGATAACGCGGATGACTTTAATCATAGTAAGTTGTTTAAAGCATTTAAATCAGATTCATCTGGTACGGGATATTTTCAAGCAAGACGTGAAGAAGAAATTAAATCAACTCATTATTTCTGTAGAGTTAAAAACAATATGTTTAATTATAGTCAAAATCCAACATATTTTACAGGAAGTAATGGAGATTTAACTAATCCTAATTTCTTAACCGATCCTCGTTCTTATGTAACTACAGTTGGTTTGTATAATGGTACAGATGAATTATTAGCAGTCGCTAAACTTTCCAAACCATTCTTAAAAACACCCTCAAGAGAAGCAACAGTAAAAGTCAGATTAGACTTCTAAGGGAGATACAGGATGTTTAAGAACCTTGGTGTTGGGGATTATAAATTCACACCCTTTAAGGTTCATAAGGCATATTCCTTTACAGAAGTAGATTCTGGAAGTGGTGTCTTTGTTCTTGAAGGACATAGTGGAAGTTTGTTGGGGTTTAACTCTGCCAGTGCGGCCTCACAATCAATTGGTGCATTTAGTGAAGAATCTAAATCTTTAGGACACGGAAAAGATGAATGGTATAGTGTTGGTACTTGGTATCATAAACCAATATGGAGATCAATTCATCACTTATATGTAAAAGGTGAAGAAACACCTAATCCATGGTCTGCAAACTGTCCACAACCCGATAAAACTTTTGATGATTTAGAACTTGCTTGGCCAAGACCTAATGAAACAACTCTTTCTACACCTCGTAGACGACAATTACACGATTCAGTACAAGTATTTAATGTTCCCCGTAAATTTTTTGGAGAACAGATATATCCAGGTAGTGTAAGAATACTTGATAATAGTACATCACAAACACTTGTGTTGGTTGATGATGGTTATGGCAATATGTACGATACTGCATTTAGTTCAAGTTATGCAGCAGGAACTCCAGACAGTAATAATAGTGGTAGTTTAGTTGGAAATGTTTTTTATCAACATGGATTAGTTTGTATAACAGATACAGGTAGTTATAATGAAGTGGGTTTAGGTTCTGGTTCTGATGGTTGGGAATTAGAATTTGAAAATTCTCAAACAATATACGAACACGAATATTTAGTCATAGCAAAGAAAAATGAATTTAACACCCCAACAAATAAAAGTGCAACTTTTGAAGGTTCTGGTTCTGATTGGGTAGGTTCTAATTTAGAATATTTTCCAGAAGTTAGACAGGGGTTAGAAAGAACTTCAAGTGCATATCCTGCAATTGGTCATTATACAAAATATGAAGAGTATCAAGAAAATACTTTAATAAAACCTACATTTAAGTTAGAAAATTTTGTATCACATTCAGATTTTCATACTTATGTAACTACGATAGGGTTATATAACGATAATGATGATTTATTAGCAGTTTCAAAACTTGCCAAACCAATAAAAAAATCAAAAAAATATGACATGGCATTCACTATTAGGTTTGATTTATAAGTAATTTTGTTGTGAAATTCGACACAAATTAATACAAATTAATACATCCAATAAACTAATTATAACTTATATATACAATATTTATATATAAGGAATAAATCAAAACCCTTTTTATTCTAAAAGGTTACTTAACTTAAAACATAACGAGGAGATTTACATTGCGTAAATTTTTATTA